CAATGAGCAACAAATCCCCGCCCCCCTACGATACCCGCATGGAGTGTATCGCCTACGTCAGGGGCTATCCCCGCCGTGTCCGCGCGTACAATGCGGCCCGAGAAGAAGTGCTGGAAGCATCAGACTACGCCATGTCTGGTATGCCGCATAGCCCCGGTAACAGCAGGACAGCAGAACGCAAGGCGGAACGGCTGGCAACCATTGAGAGCTGGCCGGAGACGAAGAAGATGCGGGCCGTGGAATACGCCATGGACAACGTGGGCCGGGATATTGCCAACGAGAACGTGCGGCGTAAGCTGGTATGGGCGATCATGCGAAACTGCGACAGCCAGAAACGATACCCCGCAGAGATGGTTATGCCGGACGGCATGAGCTATGCGACATTCCGCAGGAGGAAGGACCGGTTCCTGTTTGAAATTGCAAAAAAGTCCGGAATGATAGAAAGTTGAGCTAAAACCACGTTTTTGATGTGCTAAAATAGTATCATCGGAGAGTGGAACCAGTCAGCCAACAACCCGAAATTTTATTTTTCTCCTCTTTCTTTTTCGTTCCTTCTTCCATAGGTTAAGGCACAGCCGGTAATTGGTGCTTCCGCGCAAGCGGCCTCGCAAGAGCGTTACCGGCATGCAGACACTCACGGGATATCTCGCGGGTGTCTGTTTTTATGCGGGTGTAGCCAAAAGGTAAGGCACGGGACTTTGACTCCCGTATGTGCTGGTTCGATTCCAGCCGCCTGCGCCAAACTCTAAACGGAGTCACCAACGGAGTATAAACAAGTGGGGTAACCGTGGAAACCGGACATATATGCGGCATAGGTACCCCGTAGTGTGAGGAGACCACAGCGAGTGACAGGGGCTTTCCCTGAAGCGCTAAAGCAGGGCAGGACTGCAATGCCGTACCATCCCGGCCAGCGGGCGAGGAAGCGTAAAAAGCTAAGTATTAGGCGGCTGGTATAATTGCCAAGTTCTTGATGGCTGGTAGGAAGACGCAGCGCAGCCGGGAGCCTGTGAAAAGACAAACGCCCAATGTGGGCGGCGTTGTATGCCCCTCAAAATCGAAGGCTTGCGCTTATGCGTGGGGTAATGGTAGAGACTGCGGGGCGGGTAAAGTCTGCTATGTAAGGCCAAGGGGTGGGGGCTGGTAGCAAAATTGATTTGAGGTGGTGACAATGGCTGCGCGTCTGACAGACCGACAGAAAAAGAAAATACTGGCGGACTATGTGCAGACGAATAACTATTGCGCCACAGCGAAAATCAACGGCGTATCCGCAACGACGGTCAAGAACCTTGTGCGGGCGAATGCCGACATTGTGGAAAAGTGTGAGCAAAAAAAGGAAGAGAACACCGCCGATGTGATGGAGTACATGAACGACCACAAAGACCTTGTGTGCTCTTTCATCGGCAAGGGGCTTGAAATGCTCAACGACCCAAAGAAGCTGGCGGCGGCAAATCTCAGCCAGATCACAACAGCAATGGGGACGCTAATTGACAAATGGGCGATGATCGGCGGCAGCCCTGTCGACACGATGAGGGAAGACGCGCTCAGTCAGAGCCTAAAGGAAATGGCAAAGGAGCTTGAGAGCGATGATTAAGATTTACGGTTGCAGCGATGACCTTGTGGAAATTTGCGGTAGCGTTTACAAAGAAGACGAAATCGGCTGTTTTGACCATGATGTTCGTATCCGTTTTTTTGATGGGACGATTATCCGTATTGGCTATCCTAAAAAGGACTTAGGCGTTTGGTGGATTGAGGTTGAAAAACAAGGGACGGCAAAACAGGCGTTGGCATTATGTGATGACGAAGATGACGATATTTATAGTGACATCTTTGAAATTGACGCAGAGATTAAAAGCCATTCTGTGATCACGCAGAAATATCCGACCAGACCATGATTAGCCAAAAGCAGAAAAAAATCCTCGCATTTCCATACAGCCGCTATGACGCGCTGATCTGCGACGGCGCCGTTCGTTCCGGCAAAACCTCCATCATGATGTGGGCGTTTGTCCGCTGGGCGATGGAGAATTTCAGCGGTCAGCGCTTCGGTGTGTGTGGCCGCACGGTGGATAGCTGCACCAAGAATATCATCGTGCCGTTCACAGCGATGAGCCTTGCAAAGGAACGTTATATCATCCGCTGGCGGCGCGGCGACAAGGTGATGGAAGTGCGGCGCGGAGCCGTGACGAATTACTTTGAGGTGTTCGGCGGCAAGGATGAGGCCAGCTATACGCTGATCCAAGGCCGGACGCTGGCGGGTGTGCTGCTGGACGAAGTGGTGCTGATGCCGCGCTCGTTTGTGGAACAGGCGCTTGCACGTTGTTCCGTTGACGGTGTGCGGTTGTGGTTCTCCTGTAACCCCGGCAGTCCACATCACTGGTTCTATCAGGAGTGGATCAAGCGAAGCCGTGAGCGCAACGCACTGTATCTACATTTTGAAATGACGGACAACCCCGGCCTGAGCAAGCGCACCCTCGAACGGTACGAGAATATGTATGCCGGTATATTTTATGACCGGTATGTGCGCGGCCTGTGGGTAGCGGCAGAGGGCATCGTTTATAAGGACTTTGCCAACGATACAGAAAAGTATTTGATCGGAGACCCTTTGGAGTGGGCCAAGCAAAACGGCGCCAGCTTTTCAATCATTTCAATTGGCGTTGACTTCGGTGGTACAAAGTCCGCAACGAAATTTCAAGCCACCGGGATCACAAAAGATTTCCGTGTTGTGGCGTTGGAAGAAGAATACATCAAAAACGAAGAGATTGACCCGAATGCATTAAACCGGCGTTTTGCTACGTTCTGCCAGCTGATAACGTCAAAGTATGGGTACAGCCAGACAAGAGCGGATAGCGCGGAAACGGTGCTAATTCGTGGGTTAGATCATACCGCGCAAAAAATGCGCCTCGGAACGCAGGTCAAGAATGCAATGAAACTGCAAATCACAGATAGAATCAGGCTTGTGGTGCTGCTGATGAAACAGGGTCGTTTTAAGGTTTCGCGCAACTGCCCGCATCTGATCGATGCACTGCAAACCGCGATTTATGATCCTGATAAATTTGAGGACGAGCGCTTGGATGACGGCACGTCCGACATCGACAGTTTGGATGCTTTTGAGTACAGCATTGAGCCTTATTACAAAGACCTGGAACGTGCCGGGCACATGATGGGACGGTGAAAGAGTGAATATTCGCAGAGCATTAAAGGATCTTGGGTTTGACACGGTCGACAATAAATTCTATTCTCTGATCGACCTGTGGGCCGCATGGTATAAGGGAAACGTTGAAGATTTCCACAGCTATACGGTGTGGAATGGAATTGAAGAGCTGGAGTGCCACCGGTATTCGGTGGGAATGGGAAAGAAAGTCTGCGAGGACTGGGCCAACCTCTTAATGAACGAGCGAGTCAACATCACGCTTGAAGGCAAACAGGAACAGGAATTTATCGATACTGTTTTTGCCGATAACAACTGGGAGGTCAAGGCTAACGAATCGCAGGAGCGCAAAGCGGCAGTAGGAACCGTCGCGTATGTGCCGGTGATGGAAGGCATGGGAATTAACCCAGATACAGCAGAAATCATTGACTCTGGCCGCATTCGCATCAACTACGTCAGCGCCTGGAACATCTACCCGCTGACGTGGGATAACGGCGTTATCCGCGAGTGTGCGTTCGCATCCACTCGGAAGGTCGATGAAACAGAATATACTTACATCCAGGTGCACCGGCTGCGCAACGGCGAGTATGACATTGAGAACCATCTGTATGATGCGGAGGAAGTACCGCTGGCCAGCGTGAAAGGGTTTGAGACAATTCCTCCGGTGATTCATACCGGCAGCGACAAGCCGCAGTTTGTGATTGACCGGCTGAACATTGCAAACTCTGACGAAAACAACCCGCTTGGCGTGGCTGCGTTTGCCCACGCCATCGACCAGCTTAAGAGCGTTGACATCACCTATGATAGCTATGTGAACGAATTTGTGTTGGGCAAGAAGCGCATTGTGGTGCAGCCGGAGGCAACCCAGAGCATTGATGGTCGGCCAGTGTTTGATAAGCGTGAGACCGTTTATTATGTACTTCCGGAGGACAGAGGCGGCAACGGCAACATCTTGCAGCAGGTCGATATGTCGCTACGGACGGCGGAGTTTAACACCGGCATGCAAGATATGTTGAACATCCTGTCCAGCAAGTGCGGTTTTGGTGAGAACCATTACAAATTCAACCAGGGCAGCATCGCAACTGCCACGCAGGTCATCAGCGAGAACAGCACCCTGTTCCGCACGGTCAAAAAACATGAAATTGTGCTTGAACGGGCAATCACAGAGTTGTGCCGGAGCTTGCTCCGCATGGGAAATCGGTACATGGGCGCATCCCTCAATGAGGACGTCCAGATCTCCATTGACTTTGACGATTCCATCATTGAGGACAAGGGCCAGGACTTTAACCGTGACGTGCAGCTTCTTAACGCTGGCATCATGAACGATTGGGAGTTCCGTATGCGCTGGATGAACGAGGACGAGGCGACCGCAAAGGCGGCGCTGCCGAAGGCACATGACATGGTAACCGAGGAAGAAACGGAGGTCGAGTAATGGGATTTGGAGAAAACACTGGGCCTTTTTGGGTTGTGAAAAATGAGCCGGTATCCATTTACCCCGGAACTACTTGATGCGCTCCCAGAGGAGCTGGCAGAACTGTTCCGGGCGCTTGAGCTTGTGTTGCTGGATGAAATCTGCTCCCGGTTGAAAGTTGCGGATGAACTGAACGAGGTAACGGTGCAGGACATCAAGGCGCTGCGGGCGCACGGCATTGACCTTAAAAAGATTAAAAAGGCCATACAAAAAGCAACCGGCATAAGTGAGCAGAAATTAAACAAACTGCTTGATGATGTTGTGGAACGCAATCAGCAGTATTACACCAATGTCATTGACCTTGCGCATATCACTCAGCCGGAAACGCTGGTAAGCATCGAGGACACCTGGGCCATATACCAGCAGACAAAGCGGGACTTGCGCAATATAACACAATCAATGGGCTTTTTGGTGGACGCTGGGCGCACAATGCTCCCACCTGCCAAAGCGTACCAATGGGCACTTGACAGCGCAGCGTTGCAGGTGCAGAGCGGTGCAATTAACTACAATCAGGCAATTAAAACGGCGGTAAAGGAACTTGCGGACAGCGGTCTGAAAGTGGTTGACTACGAAAGCGGCCATCGGGATCATGTCGATGTTGCCGTGCGAAGAGCCGTAATGACCGGCGTATCTCAAATCTGCGCCAAGTATACGGAGCAATCCTCAGAATATCTGGATACGCCCTATTTTGAAGTATCGGCCCATGTTGGCGCGCGAGATAAGCCGGGACCGTCACCGTGGTCATCGCATAAGGATTGGCAAGGACGTGTTTACAGCGTCCGTGTAGGGGACATTTACCCGAGCATTTATGATGTTTGCGGCCTGGGCGCTGTTGACGGCCTGGAAGGGGTCAACTGCCGCCACAGGCGGTTCCCGTGGGTTGAGGGCGTGTCCGAGCGCACTTACACGAATGAACAGTTGGAGCACATCGATGATGACCACGGATGCACGTTTGATGGCAAGGATTACACGGCATACGAGGCAACCCAGATGCAGCGCCGTATTGAGCGGACGGCTAGAAAGTTAAAGCGCGAAAAAGCCGCCTACAAGTCCGCAGGATTGCATGAAGATGAGACTGCGGTAAACATACGGCTACGGCGGTTAAACGCCAAATACAATGCGTTCAGTGCGGCTGCAGGGCTGCCGGAGCAGCGGGAGAGAATGAAGGTGCTGTATGTAGATAATTTGCCGCAACAAAAAGTAAATGGCTTGTCTGCTTCAACGAAATCTACTATAATAAACGCAAATAAGGCGAGTGGCGGCGGAGCAGTGCATCACATTGGGCAAATTGATACTGAAAAGTACAGAGTAGTAACAGAAGACATCCGCACGGATGAAGTAGTCATAACGGATGAACGCATACAGCACATAAAAAAACGACATCCGCGGGATTTTGAACGGTACAAAAACTATTTATCGCAAATTGTAGAGGCTCCAGATTATATTTTAGAAGCAAACAAACCGAACACCGCGTTTGTTCTTAAAGCGTTTGAAGACGCAGGGGAACGCTTCCAGCTCATTTTGCGGCTTGCGACAAATGCAGACAATCCAGAGTATAAAAACTCTGTGATTACATTTTTGCGAGTGGAAGAAAAGCGATACAAGCGGTATCTACGGACGAAAAAAATACTTTACAAATCTGAATAAAGCGGCTATACTTGTTATAGGATAAGCAAGGTGCTTTGAGGTGGTCAATTTCGTGGCAGCCACACGCCGATGGTATTGATAGGGGAAACCCGAGAGATGCAGGGGAACGCCACGCCTGCCAAAGCGCCAACGAAGAAGGAGAGCCGCAGCGATGTGGTTCTCCTTCTTGTGTTTTGAAAGGCGGATATGACTTGAACTTTGACGAAGCAATCAAGGCCGTGCAAGCCATTCTCAAACGTGGAAACGATGTAGAAATCCGGCGCAAGGGTGACGGATACATTGTGTTAGAGGTCAAGAAAACAATCAAATATTCAACTCCCGCGTAATTGGGCGCGGGAAAGGGCAATAGGAGCCAACTGCTGAGGAATTCTCGGTGGTTAGCTCTTTTGTTTTAAGTAAAACCCGCAAAGCACAGCGGTTTTTATAAAAACTATCGTCTGCGAAGAAACGCGGCCAAAGAAAAGGAGATAGTGTCATGGCACTTACACGAAAACTTTTGAAGGGTATGGGTCTCACCGATGAGCAGGTAGATACCATCATCGAAGCGCATACCGACACTGTGGACGGCCTAAAGGCGGATGTGACCCGCTACAAGGCGGACGCGGAGAAGTTGCCCACAGTCCAGAAGGAATTGGACGACCTGAAAGCCGCCGGGGACGGCGGTTACAAGGAGAAGTATGAGAAGGAGCACAAGGCCTTTGACGACTTCAAGGCGGACATCACCGCAAAGGAGACCAAGGCCGCCAAAGAAAAGGCGGTAAAAGCCTATTACGAAAGCAAGAACATCACCGGCGACAATCTAACTATTGCTCTGCGCGGCAGCGGCGCGGAGATCGACGGCGTGGAGCTGGACGGCGAGAAGATCAAGGACACCAAGAGCCTTGACGCTCTCGTAGACGGCACTTATAAGAGCCTTGTTTCTAAGCCTGCTGTCCGGCTGGACATGGGCGCACGGCTCAACGAGGGCGGCAAGCCTATGACCAAGGACGAGATTATGAAAATCACCGACAGAACGGAGCGGCGCGCTGCAATCGCCGCAAATATGGATTTGTTTAGAAAGGAAGAATAAAAATGGCTGTTGATCCTAAGCTGATTAAGAAGGAAGATCTTGCCCGTGTTCGCGAGATCGAGTTTACCGAAATGTTCGGCTATTCCATCAAGAAGTTGATGGAGGCTCTGGGCGTTACCCGCAAGATCGCCAAGCAGGCCGGTACTGTGCTCAAGAGCTACAAGGCTACCGGAACTCTGGAAGACGGCGCTGTGGCCGAGGGCGAGACCATCCCTCTGAGCAAGTACAAGACCGAGGCTGTGAACTACAAGGAGATCACCTTGAAGAAGTGGCGTAAGGCCACTTCTGCCGAGGCAATCACTGATCGCGGCTACGATCAGGCCGTCGAAATGACCACCGATGAAATGCTGAAGGACGTGCAGAAAGGTATCCGCAAGGATTTCTTTGGCTTCCTCGCAACCGGTACTGGCACGGCCAGCGGTGCTACCTTCCAGGCGACCTTGGCTCAGGCATGGGGCCAGCTGCAGGTGCTGTTCGAGGATGACGAGATCGGCGCAGTGTATTTCATGAACCCGCTGGATGTTGCGGACTATCTCGCAACTGCCAACATCACCCTGCAGACCGCTTTCGGCATGACCTATGTCGAGAACTTTCTCGGCCTGGGCACCGTGATTCTGAACTCCAGCGTCCCCAAGGGAAAGATTTACGCCACCGCCAAGGACAACATCGTCCTGTACTACATCCCTGTGAACGGCGCAGATCTGGGCGAGGTGTTCAACTTCACCACCGACGCCACCGGTTATATCGGTATCCATGAGGAACCCGATTACACCAACATGACCGCATCCGATACCGTTATCAACGGCATGGTGTTGTTCGCCGAGCGCATTGACGGCGTGGTTGTCGGCTCCATCACTCCGGCAGTGGGGGGCTAAGCGAACTGCTGAGTGAGCCTGACCCTGAAACTTCTTCTTTCTCCAACATGACAAAAGCCCAACTGCTTGATTATGCCAGGGGAAACGGGGTGGACGGGGTCAGCAGTTCAATGCGCAAGGCTGACATAATCGCAGTATTGGAAGGGAGCTGACCCGTATGACATACGCTGATTATACATACTACGCCGGAATCTATATGGGTTCTGTGAGCGAGGAAGATTTTCCGCGTCTGGCTGTTCGGGCCAGCTCCTTCCTCGATTACTACACCCAAAACCGGGCGAAAGACAACGCTGATATGGACGCTGTAAAGATGTGTTGCTGCGCATTGGTGGACAAGTATCAGTTGATCGAGACCGCGCAGCAACTTGCCGCAACCAGGCTGACGGATGCGCTTACCGGCGGTGACGTGAAAAGTGAAACGGTAGGCGGGGATTCTCGCACCCCGGCCAGCGGCGGGGGAAACGCCCGCGCCGCA